TTGCCATCATTATGCTCACCTCCTTTATCGTTGATTTCAGTTGTTTCATCGCTTTCATGCGAATCACCCCCCGTTTGAATTGAACCACTCATTTGTGTAATTAAGTCCATTAAAGACCCTTGAGTAATGTCAAGTTCTTTCTTGACTTCATCAAGTTTAGCTAATTTTTCATCTACTAACTTCAATTTTTCATCCAACTTCTCAAATCGCTCATTTTCAGCTCGATTTGGGAAAGTTTCTTGATAGAATTGCTCAAGTACCTTAGTCACAAGTAATTCATCTTCTACAGAACTTAAATCACCTTTTAAGACCCTTGTAATTGTAGTCATTCCATCTTGAATCTGTACCCTTGTTTGTTTTACAACCCCATTTTCTTCAAATATCTTATCTTTAAAATTAATCGTGTACATCTTCATCATCTCCTTTTTTAATTTGTTCATTGATAGTTTTTAATATCTCGTTATAATTATCATTAAGTTGTATCAACTCTCTGTTTTTCCAATCTAGTAATATTTCTGATAATATACCACTCATTATAATAGGCGGTACTTGATAATCTTTCGCTAACATCTCGATAAATTTAACTAAATCACCCTTTACATTAGCAACTTTACATTCCATAGGCATAGTCATAACCTCACCCCCTTTTTAAATCAAAATCCCGTTTTTAAATTTTAACTCGTAGTACGCTTCACCTGTACTATCCATTAAACGATAAGTATCAGTTCGACCTCCTTGTTCAAATGAAACCTCATCCAAATCTATATTTACAAACCTCAAAGCATTCCAATGCATGTCAATCTCACAACCAGCGTTTAAAGTATTTGGTCTGAAATCAGCAAATAATTTATTTGAATAAACCCACTTATATGTATAAGCATCGTCATTAGTTTTTTCTAATTGCGCCCATGCCATATAACCACCTTGAGGGTCTAAGTTAAAAGTTATACCTTTTACTTTAGGGTCTTTTAGATACTGACCAGTTCCTATATTACCTAAGTCATAACCATCACGCCAAAATTGATACTCCCCCTCATCTATTCTCGCTCTTTTCCAACCACGTTTATCATAGAAAGTTAAACCACCAGTCTCAAACTTTAAAACAGTAGAAATATTATTCCAAGCCAATCTTACTGAATTAGCATTTTGCGTTAATTTAGTACCAAAGTTACCATCAGTAACCGCTGTCTCAACTTTGTTTTTCAAAAGTTTGATTTCACTGCTGACTTGCTCTTTTGTCATGTACTTATCAGATAACGTTTCAGCCACTTTTAATTGTATTTCGTCTTTTGACTGGTTGATTAATGATGTTAAGTCTAATGTTTCGTTGTTACTTCCATACGTTAACCCAATGTTGATTTCATAGACCCTAATTTTCGTAAGGTCAAACTTTGTAACATTTTCAGTGAACTCAAGGTTGATTACATCACAACCACCAACGTTTGTTCCATCGGTTCGGTAATATAGAACATTTTCATTAGTCTTCAATTTAGTGTAAACACCATCTGGGATATTCCCCTCTGTATTTGCTTGAATCACGTAATCCTCAACAGGTAAGGCAATTGCACCTTTTATATCTCGAGTAGTATCGAAAACTACTTTATAGTACTGCCCAACACTTGCTTTTTTAGTAGTCTTTAAAGTTAATATCTTACCACTACCGCCTGCAATTACATCGAATACCTCTTTGTCAATACTCTCTTTAAAGTCACCTTCCCAAACTTCAACATTCTTCAATTTTGTATTATCACCTAAAAGGTCTATATTTACATCACTTCCAGTAGATGACGATTTAAAAACGAAGAAGTTAGTACCAAAACTCAAAGGTTGCTCTAATCTCTCTTTACTTGTGTATATTCGACCTCGTTTGTCAGGTTGGAAACCTCGAATATCAGCTATTAATGTGTATGTTTTTCCTTCCTCAAAATTACCATTGTCTGAATCAAATCTTAAATCTGACCCATTTTTTGACTTGTCTTTTAGTAAGTATTTTCTCCTAGTAGCTAATCGATATTGTTTTTCAACCTTCTCCCCAACTTCTGATTTGAATTTTTCTAAAGTATGTTCGAAAGTGCTGTATTTTTTAACAACTTCTTTTATCAATTCAGTATCTGGCAAGTTATCTAATCTAGCAAAACACGTTGTATTCAATCCTTGGTACGTAACGAAAAAATTAGCCGTTATTGGTGTCCCATCCGTTTTACCCCCCTCGGGAACAAAAACGTTGGTAACCTCCCCTAAAGTATTGTATGTAAGAACCCTAGAACCAGACCCAATTAAACCACCACTTGAAATCGTACCCTCAAGAATGAACCCCCTATCCAAACGCTTACCGTCATAAAATACATCAACTATGAATTTTAGACCTTTAACAGTACTAGCCTCGTAAGTACCCTCAATCCTAGCATTTGCAACTAATGAATGAGCTTTTAACTCACTTACATGTGGCATCCACTCAATAGGTACAGTATCTCCTAAAGCCATATAAGGTTCTGCAACTTTGAAATGACCGTTTTTTGTTGTGAATATGTAGAATAAGTGATCACCAGCTGAGGTGAAATCATTTTGTACAATATGCGTAAATTCTTTAACAACCCATTGATTTCTTGGTGTTCCGCTATCTAAGTTAAATCCAGCCATTTGTCTATTACCAACATGCGATTTAAGAGCCAAATGCATACCAGCATCGACTGTTACATCATCATAAATATAAATAGGTAGTCGAATTACTATCTTATCACCTTTTTTAAACTCTCTTTTAGAGCTGTTAAAGGAAATACCTTTCCAAGCATTACCTCGTAACCCATTATTGTTAATTTCTAGTGAATTACGACCGTTATAATCATTAGTTATAATCTTAGGACTAGCACCATTCAATGTGTAAGCACTCGAATCTGGTATTTCAGTTTTTAGTAATAAGTTGAAATTCGGAGCTGATTTACCATCTCGACCATCTCGACCATTATCACCTCTAGCACCATCTCGACCATCAGCACCTCTAGCACCATCAGCACCTTTAATCTGACTCCATACATATTCACTTGGGTCTGCTGGAGCTATTTGACTTTCTCCTGTATAAATACCCATGTATTTAGAGTTTGACTCAAAATTCATATCACGACCATCCGGGTTATTTGAATAAGCTATGTGAACATAAGTGTTAACACCATCATCACCTTTTACCTTTAACCATCTGTAATCACGAGGGTTTTGGCTTGGAAGCGGGTCAGCACTTGTATAAGTACCAATGTATTCACGGTCTACACTATCACCAGCACTAAATCTAACTGAACCATCTTCACTATCTGCATAAGCAACATGCATATAGTTACTTACCCCAGCATCACCTTGAATTTTTAGCCATTTATAACCTTCTTTAGTCATTGGAACAGCTGGACTATCACTTATATGAATACCAATGTAAGACATACCTTGTGAATTTTCTGTGCTGAAACCAACACCTTGTGGGTTATTAGCATAAGCAACATGCATATATGAGCTTTCGCCCCTTAATTCCTCTTTTTTGTTCTCAAAGACCTTAGTAGCAACCTCTTGACTGACTTTTCTAATACCATCGGCATCTATCTTTAAGTCATTCACGATAGCTTTTACACCCTCAGCTGTTACAAAGTCTTTTCTAATGCTACTATGAATAGCATCTTTCATCTTTGTAAAGATATTTTGCGTTGTTACCTCACCAGCCTCAAACTCTTGTCTAAATGTTTCATTTGACACTATCTCGTTGATAAAAACCTTATCTATTACCGCATTTTTGATTTTAGCAAAATTCAAGCGAGCTTGAATCGCTTCAATCATTTCAGCCTCAGTAATTATAGTTTTCAATTTGCCAATATCTGCCTCAACAGCTGCAAATATCTTTGAACGTACCTCCTCAGGTACAGCACTATCTTTATCAAAGAATGCTTTTTTGACTTCTAAATTGGCTTTAGACGCTTCCTCCAAGTCTTTCATTTTAGTCTCTAAGTCAGCTTTATCTTTCTTCAAAATGCCAGCTAAATTCTTTTGAATCTTAAAGGCATCGACAGAGGTTTCAATTTTTTCATTGACAGCCTCCCTAACCATGTTAGCTACTGCTGTACCAAAGCTAGGTTGTATTGCACCAAATCCTATTGTTTTTAATTTCTTACGCATTGGAGAGTATGTATATTTTGTGATTTTCTTCTTAACATCCAACCCAAAACTTTCATGAAATACCGTTACCGTATCGAATATCTTAACTGGTACATCAGGCTTACCAATAACCTCTATTTCAATATTATCTTCGATTAAATCACATAACGTGTTTTTAAAGTACTGTTGACCATATTTTACTAGCCCTTGTAAATCTACTACATCCTGATCATTTACTTCTAAAACACCCTCATATATGTATTTATATTTATCAATCAATGGACTATCGACAGTTGCTTTTATTACCCTTTCTTCACCCCCCTCAGCCTCAGCTGGAATTGTCTTGGTAAAGTGAATTCGAGTTCTTAAGTCTTTAATTGATTTCTTTTGTTGATACCCTTTTAAATTCTTCTTATACATGAATAGAGCCTCTTTTTCGGTACCACCATTACTTTGTAACTTAATTCGATACTTATCACGAATTAAATCACCACCCCATTGACCCATTATCGAATGTGAATCCTTAAATAAAGCCTCTGCGGCAGTTACATTTTTAACATTGAAAGTATGCAATGAAGAAATATCGGCTGAAAATATGAAATCATTAGGTCTAATTATTGACCTTGCTAATTGCTCCATTACCCTTGTTCCATTAGCATTTTTAACGCTTATTTCAGTAATTGCGTAATTGTTTAACAACGTAGCTACTTGGTTTGCATGAACAGTAATATAAGTATGTTGTCGTTCAACCTCAAATATTACAAATTCTTGCTCACCATGTAAATCATCAGCGACTAATAGCGTTTCTTCCTTTAACGATTTCCATAAAGGGTCTTTTACCGGGAATTTAAAACTTAATTGGTAAGTACTATTACCCTCATGTACTATTTCATCATTATATACTGAATTAAGAGGGGTTAACCCCTCCTTTAAATAAATCACACACGCCACCTCCAATTTCCATTAATCTTAACTTTTGACACACTTCCTATTGTTCTAACACCTTGAGTTCCAGGTTGAATCTCAAAGAAACCACCTCGTACCCTCCAAGAGTTCTTAGGATATCCATTACTATCATAAATATTTTGCTTTTTGTGTCTACAGTCAATTTTGACTTTATTACCAGTTATGTTAAGTACCATTACTTGGTCACCTATCGTTAGTGTTACATCTCCAGTACCTTCAATTTCAATAATCGGTTCTGAAAATACATCACCTATGTTTTCAATACTTCCATTAGCACCTAAAGTTACCACACCTGAATCTAAAGCATACCTGAATGGGTCAAATACAAGTTTAACAGTAACTAACCATCTACTTTTACCTTGTCTCGCATACTTCATTTCAATGAAATTAGCAATATATTTAGAGTCTGATATATAATCAAACTCTAATATATTATCAAAATCATTAAATGCTGACCTCAATTTCGAAATCTTTTCAAACTCTTTAACTGAAATTTTAAGCTCTCGTTCAGAGCTTTCGTAACCTTCATCATGAACAACATAGCTACCATTTGCCCCATATATATCAACTGTTTCGACAACCCTCTTTTTAGCAGTTAGGATATCCCCCATCTCAACTAATAGATAGTCATCTGAATTAAATTCAATACCGTTTATTTTTAGCATCTTAGATACCCTCCCTTCTTACAAAAGTCATTTGTCTATCATATGAGTTCTTAGCTAAGACCTCACCATCTAGATATGTATTGTTATCTTTATTTGAGATTTTCTCTAATAAATTCTGAACCACATTCAATGCGTTAATAACTTCACTATTTTTATCTTCAACTGAAAAATCAGCCATACCAAAGGCATCCATACTTAAATCTCTCGATACTACACTACCAAGCTCAATGTCAGTCATTTCTTGTGTAAACTCTTTGTTGATTTCGTCGGCCATACCACTAATTGTATTTTTTACTACTTTGAATTTGTCATTTAAACCTTTATCAAGACTTTCCATAATAGCATTACCAGCAGGTATTAACAGTTTACGGTCGTACTCAATCGGCCCTTTATGGTCTCGTATCCAAGTAGCAATACCACCTATAAACTCTTTAACGTTATCATAAGCTCGTTTTAAACCATTCAAGAAACCAGTAATGATTTCCCAGCCGGCATCCCAAAGGTTAATATCTTTTAAGCCAAAAAAGAACTCTTTTACTCTTTCAACAGCTCTACTAACGCCTTCTTTTAAATCTTCCCAAGCCTTTTCAGCTCCTTTAACAATACCGTTAACTAAATCACTTACTGTTTCTTTTATACGCTCCCAGCCACTTCTAACAGCCTCTTTTATAGACTCCCATAATCTTGACAAGAACTCTTTGAAACCATTGAAAATGTTAGTTGCTGTTTCTACAATACTGTCCCAAGTAGTACTAAAGAACTCTTTTACGCTATTCCATACTGTTTCGACTGTTGTTTTAATACTCTCCCAAAGGGTACTAAAGAACTCCTTAATGCCATTCCAAACAGTCTCAACCGTAGTTTTGATAGTATCCCAAGTGGTGCTAAAGAACTCCTTAATAGAGTTCCATACTGTTTCTATTACTAATTTAATTCCATCCCATAAAGTACCGAAGAACTCCTTAATGCCATTCCAAACAGTCTCAACAGTAGTTTTTATGCCTTCCCAAAGGGTGCTGAAAAACTCTTTTATTCCATTCCAAACAGTCTCAACCGTAGTTTTTATACCTAACCATAAACCACTAAAGAACTCCTTAATGCCATTCCAAACAGTTTCAACTGTTGTTTTTATACCTAACCATAAACCACTAAAGAACTCCTTAATACCATTCCATACTGTTTCAATTGTAGTTTTTATACCTTCCCATAAACCGCTAAAGAACTCCTTGACACCATTCCAAAGAGTTGTTAAAAACTCAACAAATGATGACCATATCTGTTTGCCTGTCTCGGTTTGTGTAAAGAAATAAATTAAACCAGCAACCACAGCTGCAATTGCTGCTACTAACAATATCATCGGATTAGCCATTAATATGTTAAAAAAGCCAGCAACTGCCGGTTTAAGAAAATTAAATACAGACTGCAACCCGCTAACTGTACCTTTAAACACCTTCATAACTGTATCAGCATTTTTAATCTTATCAATTAGATTTGTAACCCCATTAGCCGTTTTTAACGCTAATAATAATCCAATTAAAGCTGATAATATAACTTTCAAAATTGTTGCTGCTGTTTCGTTTTCTCTGAAATAATCAGTCAAACCTTTCACAATATCAGCCCCTGTTTTAACCCAGCCCGAGAATGTCGCAAATGCAGCACTTAAACGTTCCACAACACCTGCAGTATCATCAACACCAAGTAATTCTTGGATGAAATTTAAAACACCACTTGCTATATTCTTCAAAGTTTCATAAACAGTACTCAATGTGTTCTTTATATTTTCAAAAGTAGTGATTATGTTAGTTGCAGTACCTTCATCAATACCAAAAGACTTCATTAAGTCTACAGCACCTTCTTTAGATAGACTGCCAGTTAAAAAACCAATCACACCCTCGAAAGCACCTCGAATACCGTTCAACATTGTTTTTATTTTTTCAACCGTTTCTTTTCCTAAGATACCCTCTAGCTGATCAGCTATTCCACCTAACGCCCCAAAGACCAATGCAGGAACACCTTTTAATAAATTACCAATCATTGGTAATAAATTACCAACTAAGAAAGTTGATACAGTTTGTCCTAATTGCTCTAATGAGGGTTGAATGTCCTCACCTAACGCTAACTTACCTAACAAGTTAGTAAAAGCAGCTTTCATAGACGCAAACGAACCTTGTAAGGTTGTTGCTGCCTCTTTTGCTGTTGTTCCTGTTATTCCTAACTCGCCTTGAATAACGTGAATTGCCTCATAAACATCACTTAAATTATTTATATCATATTTGACACCTGTTATTTTTTGAGCATCAGCTAACAGTCGCTCCATTTCTTGTTTTGTACCACCATACAGTACCCATTCGTTACAATTCGCTAAATTATAACCGCCTAAAGGCTGCTTTAAGTCACCTTAAAGATTAGACTATATCTTGCACATCTAAGATGTACCCTAGCGCTTCGACTCGCTTGAGTCTACTCTAATCCATTGAAAAATCCTTGTTTCTCTGTTTCGATAGTCGTTACACCTTCCAATTTCTAGGCTTGGCACGGTATTGTCTAAGCCACCCAACTTAGAGTTTCACCGTTTTCACTAGGTTTATACTCGGCTATGGATTTTCTACCGAGTTTTAAGTTATCCAACATCGTATAATTTTTCTTAGCGAAACCTTGATAGGCATTCTGAATTGACTCCATAGATGTACCCATCTTATTAGAGTTATCCGCCATGTCAATCATTGCCATGTTCGCAACCTTCGCAGCTTTAGATGTGTCACCACCTAAAGAACTAATTAAGCTAGCACTAAAACCTGTTACATTCTCCATATAGGCATTGGCAGACAAGCCTGTTGTCTTATATGCCTCGTTCGCATACTGTTTTACCGCGTCAGCATTGTTTTTAAATAAGGTCTCAACTCCACCTAAAGACTGCTGTAACTTACCACCCTCAAGGATGGAGTCTTTTATTAATGTTCCTATACCAGCAGCTACTATAGCACCTTTTATAGAAGACATTAAACTATTCCCAACATTCTTACCGGCTGGAACAATATCACCTTGCATCTCTTTTGTAATCTTTTCAGATATACCTTTTGCAGAAGGTAATATCTGTATATATGCTTTACCTAAATTAGTAGCCATATATTACCCTCCTTCCTTCAATATTTTATCTTTCATAATCTCAAACTCCTCGCTAGTTTCGAAAGCTACACCTTCATTTACTTTAGGTGGTTTATTTATGCTTTCAAGAATTGACTTAGGTTTATTACGTCCCTTAGAACCGTCTTTTGTCTTAGCCCAAATCAAAATACCAAGCCTATCAACTATGGACGCTAAAAGCATTGAATCCAACTTGACTTTTTGACCTGACATCTTTAACATAATTCTTGCGTTATCTCGTAAACCACCACAAAAAATAGCCACCTGTAATGGTGGCATATTTTTATAATCGTAAATTCCGTATGTCTCAGCTAAATCGCATATAACTGCATCTTCATCAAGCTTTAGCATACCAGCGAGGACTACTAGTTTTTTAACCTAACTTGAGCCTCAAATATATCTTGTAATTCTTTTGTGATTTTTTCAGTGTTTATCGTACCATCTTTCTCTCTAAGATGATTTTTTAATTTTTCTGTTAGCTCCTTACCTAAAAGTAATTTTAAAACTTTAGGTAAAGCTAAAGGGTTGTCTTCCATCTCCCCTAAAACCTCAACTAATTCATAGTTGTTTAAATTGTTAACTGGGATTGAGTAAGCAAACCCACTCTTAGTTACTCCAACCAAATCTTTCATGTTCTACCTCCTATTAAACTGTTCCTTTTTTAATGTATTCGTAGTGAGTATTCCCGTTAGCATCTGGGAATGCATTTAATGTTGTTTCATACCCCACCATTTCTGAGTCTGTATACGTAATTTCCCCAACTTCTGTTACTTTTCCGTTAGGGATAACGATACGTTTTAAAATACCACCTTTTAGAATCATTTCAATAACAACACAATGTTGCTCTAACTCTTTTGCATTGGCTTTAATTGTGATACCTGTTGTTACATCTCCTGTTACGTTATCTGAACCATAAATCTCTTTTAATACATCAACGTTTAATGACTCAATTAATGTGTAAGTGAATGTATCTGATTTTTCAGTCTGCACAGTATCAACGATATCTCCACCCCATGCTTTTAAGTTTTCTGTCTCAGCTGTGTTTTCGTTTGTCAAACCGTCTTCTGAAACGTACCCTAACGCTTTGAACGCTACATTTAATTTTGTTGTCGCATCTTCTGGTAATGCTGTACCAAGAGGTGCTGAATATATAGCTCCACCAATCTTAGGCTTTGCTGCGGTAACATTTTGTACATCTGCCATTTTTTATATCTCCTTTTGTCTAATAATGTTTTATATCAAATACCGCTTGGTATCTATATTGTTTAGTTTCTGTATCCGTATAGTTATAATCACTATTTAATTTAACACCCGAAACTTCATCGACATATACCAATTGGTCTATCATTTCTTTAATTTTCTCATTTAATTTTGCCGCCTCATATAACGACTCTGCGTAACTTTGAATTGCAATTACTGACGAATTTAATAAGTTATCTCTTTTACTACTGGTTTTTTCAATTAAAATATATCGTTTAGGTAAGTTTGGTTGGTGTTCTAATACCACAGGTATTTCTACTTTCGTATCTAAAAATTTTTTCAACGTTAATTCAATCATTGTCCTAAAGCCTTTAATAATGTGTTATTTTTGTTATTATCTCGTACAGCATCTCGTGTCATAGCTTGAACTCTAACTGTAGTTCGGTTACGACCAACAACGGTACTTGTTTCATACCCTTTTCCAGCATTGTTCTTGATTTTATTTGCCTTAGCCTCAAGAATAGCCGTCATTTCTGGGCTTTTCATAAGTTCCGCTACACCAGCACGATTTAATATAAATTTGTTACGCATAACGTTCCACCATCACTTTCTTGTGCCATTTTAGAGGTATCATTGACTCAATTCCTTGTTGAGCAATTCCTATCGTTCTCCATTTATTCCCAAAGAAAATAACCTCTTTATTTTCCCATGAATTAGTATCCCCTTTAGGAATCCCTAATATGTACTCAGCTTTCTTACCAACCAAATTTACGCTGTTGGTAATATCATCAGTAGACGCAGGCGCTACAATCACATCTTTAACCCTTTTCTCTTTATCAACAAAAATAGGATGACCAAAATCATCTACACCATTTTGAATTTTATCAATTAATA